TTTTTTCTTACCAAACAAATATTCATCAAATTGTTGTGCAGATACGCCTTGCTGTGCAGCAGATTGCGCCCTTACTTCAGCGCCTACTTGTTCACCTGCACCCTTTTGATTACTCAAGGAATTGATTTGATTTTTTTGAGATAAAGTACCTCCCCAATATTGTTGACCATCGTACCAAGCACCCTCTTGAGGCGTTTCAATACCTTTATCTGATTTAACTCTTCCATCTGCTAATATTTCTGCCATATTTTAATTCCTATGATAAGTAAAGTTTTTTGTTGTAGCTTGAGATTGACCATCTGGAAATAAATTAGGTACATTAAAGAAAGGTGCATCTTTTCTTTGGAAACTAGCTCTTCTAGATTGAATATTATCCCAACCAATCGCTAATATTTCTTTTGCACGATTCTCTTCTTTATCAGCATCAGATTGCTTACCTTTACTAGATAGCAAATTAGCTTTAGCTTTTCGCATAACTGCTTCATTAAGTGAAGCCTCTGAATTAGAGAAGATTGTTAGACCATCTGGAAAAGATAAATTAGCAGCCTGAATAATACCCCATATATAAACTACTTTGCCAGATGCAGGAGTTGGATAAATGAAATATTGTCTACCATAAATTGCAGCAAGAAGCTCATCAGTATTATTAGGATTATTTCTTTTGTATTCTAGCCAATCATGAAAATCAATTAACTTGTATTCTTCATCATCAATTACCAATTTAGTTAAATAATCAGATCTATATTGACTTGGTAAATCAAAATAATAATCACCTGTAGCTGTAGTATAGCTAGATTTCTCTAGGACCGGAAAAGGATATTGATCAGTACACCAAAGATAAGCATTTTTAATTTCATCTTGAAGTGAGGCATCAGCAAAAACAATAGAGCTTGAAACCATTTGTAACTGTCTTTTTAGTGTTGCTTGAATTTCCCCTGCGGTATTCATAATTTAATCTCCTCACCCTTTAATTGTTTAATAGAGAGTTTAATTTGATTTATTGCGCCTTCAATTCTTAACATAGCATCTCTAACCTGATCAGCTTTAGTACTAAGGTCAAGATATTCTTTTTTCTTAATAGCAAAATTTAACTCTAAATCTTTAACTGATTTCTGTAAAAGTTTTAAAGCATCATTTGACTTTTCCGGCATAGTATAATCTTATCACTTTTTAGGCTAGGTAGCCAATTCATCTATATAAATATAATAGTAAACTTCACATGAATCTGTAGTCATAATCTTTACATTAGTCGCATCAACTTCGATTTGACCATTAGTAACATCTGCATCAGGATCTTGAATTTCACCAGGTATAAATCTAGGAATTTTATACCTTTTAGTACTCGAAACACTTTTAAAGAAAGCTCTAGCGCAAGGCTTGTAACAGTATTAGCAGTAGTATTAATTTTTCCTTGAGCAATAATTTTATATTCTCTTTTTCTAGTAGTAAAATAAAGTTGACCTTCAGTAGCATCTAAAACATCATAACCAGGATAGCTAATTTTCATACCATAACTATCAACTGAAGGAAAAGTAGGTGCTGCTACTGATTTAGGAGTAGGAGTAAAATTAGGTTCAGCAGCTAATCTAAAAGCAAAATAAGAATTATAAGCATCTAATTTAGCCCATACATCATTATCAGATCCATTATCAACAAGAACAAAAGCTATGGCATTTCCACTAGACCATCCGCTTCTTGAAACTATTTCATTAACTATTGAAGCTACATTTATTGTTTTAGAGCCTCCTGAAGTTGGAGGACCAGAATCATTTATTTCAACATAAGCAGTTGTTCTTGACCTACCAAAAGGATTACTTCCTGATTCAAAATCAGCAGCATTATCTTCAGCAATACCGTAAACTCTAAATTTCCAAGCACCAGTAGGTGCAGATCCAACAGTATCATAGTCATAAACTAATCGAGCTAAATTCATAGTAGTATTTTTAGGTATTGCAATACTTCTAAATCTCATAGCAGCATCACAATCACCCCAAGTAGGCTGTTCTCCACCTAAATAAGCAAATCCCCAAGAATTACCACCACCAAAAGCATCGTATTCAATACCAACATCAGGTGAATCAAATGGATCTACTAGTAATTTAACTATTTCATTCGCCATAATTTAATCCTGCTAAGTTTTCTGCAAAAGGTACTGCTCTTACTGTTATTGTCTGAGCGCTAAAAGTTCTATTAGCATATTCATCAGGTGCTACCCATGCAGAAATTCTCTTAAATGTAACTCTAATTCTAGTCGCATCACACCAAGCGCTAACTTCATAAACTACATCATTATAATAAAGTACTCCTGAGTCATAAAATAAATCATTTTCGCTATAAGGAATTTCTCTTAAAACACTTCCTGTAGGTATAAAATAAGCTTGAAAATAAGGTGCATAACCTAAACCATGAATAAAATCTACATAAGTTGCTTCTTCAACATATTGATCAATCAAACTAGCAAACATAGCAGGTAAAGTTAAAGTTTCTTGCTTAATACTTTCTTTAAAGTACTGCATGCTTTTATACTTGCTAGATCCACTCATTTGATACTCTTCACCATCTTTTACATCAACACCAGCAATAGATGCTTTCAATCCATAATCATTAGTTAAAGCAATATTAGAAGTAGATGAAAACTCCTGAATTGGATTAACAAATAAATAATATCTAGCAGTAATTGTCTGACCTTTAAATACACCAACTGATCTAATATAAATATTGCTAGCATCTGAATAAGCAAACAATCCACCTGCTTCATTTTGACCAAACCATGAATTAGCACCACCAATAGGAAACCATGAATTAGCATAAGTAGTAGCTGTTAAAAAAGAATAAGCAGCAGTACCTTTAACCCAAACATCAATTGCAGGTGCATAGCCTAAATCATGAGGTATTGTGTAGGTATAGTTTCCACTTCCATCAGTAGTAAAGGTAACAGTTCCCCATTTGTAAACCTTCATTACTTCTTTTGTGTTTACATATCTGGCTTCTTTAAGAGTAACAGACTTGACATCTGTGCCAGGAGGTGAAACTTTAAATCCATAGCTTTCAGCCATAATTTAAAATCCATTCAAGTGATAACCTATTAATATACGATCATTAGTACCATCACTTATAATTATTCTATTATTCTCGCCATCAATAAAAACATTACCTCCAATCGAGCCAATATCTGTACGACCTGCAATAAGTGAGCCGGCTGTAATCGTACCTTTAAAAGTAGCGTCACCTGTTACGCCGTCAATTGTAAAAGTAGTATCACCGTCTGAATTTCTAGCTACAATGCCATTAGGACTGATTCTTATATCACCAGACACACCTTCTTCATACTCACCAACTTGAAGAGAGCCATTTTTAGCAAACTCATAAGCATCAAGAATACGCCTAGACTGAGTATCAAAAGAATCACTAATTACTGTATTAGCAATTGTTTGAGTTGGAAAAGTTCTACCAGGCACTTCAGTAGGAGTAACAGTATTAGAACCAATACTTGCTTTACCTAAAGCAGTTTCGCTTGCCTGTTCAACACCAGGAAAACTCTTAGACTCTATTATTGTCGGCTGATATTCTTTTATTTCTTGCATAAATTTTACTCAAAAAATATTCTTACTTGATAGACTTCAGGACTTGCATTAACACTAGGATTAAGAGTCACTTGAACCTCAAAGATTTCACCTAGAGTACCTACTACAAAAGTAGCTTTAACTGCATCTTCTACATCTAGGAGTTCAGTATCCCCATCAAGATATGCTGTGGTCCAAGAGTCATCTTTATTAGCACGATATTTAAGACCGATTGAAGTATTCTCAGGTAAAGCTTTACAAAGAACCTCGATATGTAGCCAATTAGTAGTTTCTAGATTTTGATTAAGAGGTGCAGCAAGATCAATTGATTCATAAACTGCAGTTTGTTTAGCAGCAGCATTAACCTTGTAGATTCTGTAGGTAGTATCACTCTTATAACTGACATGAAGTAAGCCACCGATAACTTCTAACATTCCAATCTCATCGCAAGTAATTGGATACTCGAAGTTTAAAGCAAATTCGCCGTTCTTCTTGTTTCTACCATAGCTATAAATACCATCTTTAGTAGCATCATCACTTCCATAAACACCAAAATAAACAATGCCTTCATCCTCAACAATAGCTTCAGGATTAACTTGACCGCCTGAAGGGAAAGAAATAACCGGCAAATAATTAACAAAGTCTGAAAAGAAGATTTCACCATCATCATCACCTTGCATCAGCATGATCTCACCATCAATCAAAGCATTGATCTTAGCAGCCGGAATTTTCTTTTTCTTTAAATAATTAAGCGATCCAGATTCCCATAAGAATAATGCGGCATTTTTTCTACCTGAGAAAGTTTCGCTAGCTACTATCACATAATCATCACGATCAATAATCGCTTTAGCCTTGTGATCAGGTAGTAATCTAAGCGCTTCGTTAGTGTAGCTTCCATCCCAACCAACCATAGCTAAATAATTACCATTACAAATCATCAGCGCACCATTAGCCATAGTCATAGTATGCCAAGTAGCAGCAGTTAGATTAGTCTTAGGATAAGTGTAAGTAGTAGCACCTACAACAACATTAGCATTTACCTCAGTTGTCCAATTAGTACCAGGAATTTCTTTACACTTTAACTTAGTTGAGGTAGCCCAAAATAAATACTTCTTACCATTTGAAATCCACCATTCAGCAGCACCGGCAATTTGACCATCAGGATCAGTATAAACAAGACTAAGCGCACCGGCTGAAGTGTATTTATAGATCTTTGAAGTTCCAAAGAAATAGGTATTGCCATCACTTGCTATTACTTTAAAGCGCACTATCTGGTCAATTACAGGAGTTTCAGTACTATCTATGTTAATCAGAGCTTGATTGCAATACAAACTGTCTTTACGCCTTCTAATGCTTAGAGCCTTGCCATCTTTAAATGCACCACGCACACCCTTATCTTCATAGTCTGAGATTCCACCGTTAAAATATTTTAGTATAAATGCTTGAGGCATATTTTTAACTCCTTAGTATTGATCTGTATATTCGTTACCTCTTTCAGTATATTGATAATTCTCATTATAGACTGTATCTCTAGCACTATAAACATCACTATGACTTGTGTCTTGAGCAGGGTATTGATCATCGTGAGTAGTACCTTTCTCTTCATAACTATCTGAATGAACAGTTGCCCTCTCTGAGTAAGTGTAAATATAACCATCCTTGATGATTGCGTAACCAAGTAATTTAGTTATTGCTGAAGTAGGCTGAAGAATTGTGTATTTAAACTGCTTCTCAATTAACTGAGTAGTTAGTATTGAATACTTTAATTCTTTATCTAAAGTTCCTATGATTTTTATAACACCATATTGAAGAGATTTGGTGATGTGCATCTCCCTGATTAAATTATCAATTAAGATTCGATCACCATTTTCTTGAAGTAAGAAATCACCATTTTCTTGAAGTAAAAAGTCTGCAATCTTATATCTAAGAGTTTTAGTAATAGTAATTACAGGCTTAATTCCATAAGTTAAGTCTTTAGTAATTGAAGTAGTTGGCTTAACTGCATACTGAAGAGATTTTGTTAAACTATCACTTAGCAATACTGCGTAAGTTAAAGATTTAGTTATTGCTGAAGGAGTTGATAAAACTGTGTACTTTAAACTTTTAGTAACACTTATAGATTTTAAAACACTATACTTGAGAGATTTAGTGATAGAGATAGGAGATGAAATACTATATTTAAGACTTTTAGTAATCTGATTAGAAACAACTAAAATACAGTATTTTAAAGACTTAGTTAAAGCAGAAGGGGTAGTTAAGACAGTATATTTTAAGGATTTTTCAATTCTTACTAAGCTAGTTACAGTAACATCGTAAATTAAACCTTTAGTAATTGATGTAACAACTAAATTAGCGTATTCAAGAGATTTAGTTATAGAAACAGGAGGACCACGAACAGTGTATTTAGCTGACTTAGTAGAAGCAGCCGGAGTAGTTAAAACACCATAAGTTGCAGATTTAGTAACAGTAGAATAGCTTATCCCATCAATACTAAGACTATCTCCATTCTCTTGAAGAAGTTTGTCGCCAGTTTCTAGTAAGATAAAATAATCTGACATACATATTTAGCTTGGTAGTTATATTTCATGAGTGATCATGAGGGGTTAGTATTTAATTCCTGATTTTGTTTTAATGATTGGCATAGGTTAGATGCTATAAAATATCTCAAAGTTAGCTGATTTATTTCCGCTACTTGTAAAATTAGCCTCAGCAATAGTGGCTTTAAGTCTAACAACTGTTGGAGTACCAGTAGCAATATATCCTATCCCAACTTGAACAACATTATTATCAACTACTTGAGAAACAACTTTCCACAATAAACCGCCACTTGTAACTGGCAAGCTGACATCAAAACCAGTCGCATTGCTAGTTCCGTTAGTAGAGCAAGTAAAGCGATACTGACACATCAATCCTTTAATACTAAAAGAAGCCGTAAATGTTGGATTAGCGGAGAATCCTGTTAAGGTTGGATCAAAACTCATAACATCAGGATGCCCCACTCCACCACCATGAGAGATATATGGAGCAGTTAAAGAATGTCCACTCTCAAATCTTGAATCATTGGCACTAGAAACATATCCACTTGTGATTGTAATAGTGGTCAGTCCAGTGCCAGCAGAATAAGAAATAGCAACCACATAATTCCATCTACTTGCAGAGTTAGACAGCCACCATAATTTATCCCCTTTTTGTATTCGGTCAGTCCAGTCTCCCACTAGAGTAGCGGTAGTATCTGAAACACGAGTGAGGGCTGAGGTGGGTATCCAGCCATTCCATGACATACCTCCAGTGATTATTGGACTAGTTAAAGTCTTATTAGTTAGAGTTTGAGTCAAAGCAGCCAGCCAAGCAGCAATATTAGTCAAGGTAATCTTTTTAGTCGTAGGAGTTCCGGCTACATCATCAACGACTGCTAAAAGATCTGCGCCATCTGCTGAAGTAAGTTCTGTTAGTGCTGTAATTTTTGCATCTGCCATAATTTTTTAGTCAACATCAATGATGTTAGGATCTTCGCACATGATGACTTCGCCACTTGGAACGATCACCATTAGATGTTTAACTCCTTTCGATTCGTATCCGAAACAATATAATGTTAATTCTCTAAATTGAGGTGTACCAACTGCAAAACCAAATCGCTTGTAAAAATGAATTAGTTTCATTCTACTTGGATCAAAAGGTACTGCATAAACCTGACTAAAATGAGGTGAAACCATTTTAAAAGCAACTAGCTTAGACTGATCTATTTCTTTAAATTGATGAAAAATACCATCTTGATCAAACTGCTCAAGAATAGAGCCATCATTAAAATAAGCCTGCCATCTCCATAGCTCAGGCTTCACTAATTCTTCTTTACCATCTCTTAAAAATTTGTACATTGTATTGTCTTGCATAGTCATTGTATTGACCTTTCTTTTTTAATATTAAGCTACCTCATCATATTGATAATTCATTGTAGAAGTCGAACCTGCAGTATCACCGGCATCAGTAACAATTTGATGAATTAGATAATCAGAATAACCGACATCAGTTAAAGAGCCACTTAGAGAACCTCCAATACCTAAATTAGCACCGGTAGGAGCAGAAGTAGGCATAGCTTGATCAGCACCAGTAATAGCCGTTTTTACAGGTGTAGCATAAGTTGCAGCGCCACCATATGAAGTTTCTCTAGCATTAGTAACATGAGTAGCAGATCCACCTAAAGCGCTTGTTCTCCAAACCTTTAAGTTATTAATAGCAGATGAACCACCCATATTAGTAACATTGAATCTTTGATACTTGGCATAAGTTCTTTCGCCAGGAGTAACAGGATAAGCTACAGGATCTAAATTAACTGCATCAGTATTACCCATGTTGGTATTAGTGATTGAAGCTGTAACTGTTTCGCCTGCACCATTTGATTCTGCGATTGAGACTGTTGCTGCCATATTAATTTACTCCTTTAGCTATTAGAT